TATTATTTACGGGAAAGAGTTTCATTCGGCAGCAGAACATTACGTACGGGATAACGTACCACTACCCCCACAGTTTAACTTTGTAAAAAGCACCTTAGATAGTTTAAAACAGCTAGAGGGTGATAAGTATTGTGAATATGAATTTGGGTTGACCGAAGACCTTGAACCATGCGAATTCAAAGACCCTAAAGTTTGGTGGCGAGGTATTGCTGACCTGTTAGTTATTAACGGGGAAGAAGCACGTGTTCTTGATTACAAGACTGGTAAGTCTGCCAAGTATGCTGATACCGATCAGCTAGAACTAATGGCTCTTGCTATATTCAAGTATTTCCCCCAAGTCAAAAAGGTTAAAGCAGGGTTGCTTTTTGTCGTATCTAAGAATTTCATAAAGGACTCGTATTCTTCTGAAAATCAGGATAAGATGTGGCATAAGTGGATTAGTGAATACAACAGGATGAAGCTTTCGTACGAAAATAACGTATGGAACCCTCGTCCTAGTGGGCTTTGTAAGAAGCACTGTTTAGTTCTTGAGTGCCCACATAATGGGAGAAATTAAATGCCATACGTAAACAAATCAAGACCATATGCTAAAGAATACGAGCAACAAAAGGCTCGTAGCGAACACCCCAATCGCATGGAACGTCAACGTGCTAGACGTGCGGTTGATAAAAAAATGCCCGATAGTAATGGCAACGGCAAAGCCGATGCTCGTGAAGGTAAAGACATAGCCCATAAAAAAGCTATGGATAAAGGCGGTACAAATAAAGATGGGTACTACATAACAACACCATCAAAGAATAGATCCTTTAAAAGGGACAGCAAAAGTAACCTAGTGTCGGAAACTAGCAAACGTGAGAGAAAAAAGAAATAAATGGAAATAATAGACAACAAAGTTCTTTTATTAAATCTTCGTAATCCAAATAAAGTTACAACCCTAATACCCAAAAGTAGGATGATTGGGGAGAATCAAGTCGCCGTTAAATGGGGCTTAGACGAAACTCGTATTCTTAAAAACCTACAAATAAAAAACATCCCATCACCTATCATGGGACAGTACGATTGGCCTGGATTACATAAACCGTTTGACCATCAAAAAGTTACTTCGTCTTTTCTAACTTTAAATACTCGTGCCTTTTGTCTCAACGAGCAAGGTACAGGCAAGACAGGTTCTGTTATATGGGCAGCAGATTATCTAATGAAGATGAAGAAGATAAAGCGTGTGCTTGTCATATGCCCATTATCTATTATGGATAGCGCATGGAGAGCAGACCTGTTTAAGTTTGCCATGCATCGTTCGGTCGATATTGCTTATGGTAGCAAGGAAAAACGGACAAGAATAATTAATAGTGATGCTGAGTTTATTATCATTAACTATGATGGGGTTGAGATTGTTCAAGAAGAAATTGCCAATGGTGGGTTTGATTTGGTTGTTATTGACGAGGCTAACGCTTACAAGAACGCACAGACAACTCGTTGGAAAACATTAAATAAATTACTTAAGCCTGACACATGGCTTTGGATGCTGACAGGAACACCTGCGGCTCAATCGCCAGTAGATGCTTATGGTTTAGCCAAGCTTGTAAACCCGCAAAATGTACCTCGATTCTTTAGTGGTTTTAAAGATATGGTGATGTATAAAATATCTCAGTTTAAATGGATACCCCGTCCTAATTCAGATCAAATAGTATTTAATGCATTACAACCTGCTATACGATTTACCAAGGAAGAATGTTTAGACTTACCTGAAATGACTTACGTAACCCGTGAAGTCGAACTGACCGCACAACAGAAGAAGTACTACGAACTTCTACGTAAACAACTTGTGGTTCATGCAGTTGGCGAACAAATTACCGCAGTTAATGCTGCAGTGGGATTAAACAAACTCCTACAAATATCTTGTGGCGCAGTTTACTCAGATGGGGGCGAGACCCTAGAGTTTGACATTAAGAACCGCTACAAGGTAATGCGAGAAGTACTGGATGAGACCAAGCAGAAAGCCTTAATCTTTGTGCCGTTTAAGCACACGATTAAGATTCTTTCCAACAAGTTACAAGATGACGGATTTACAACCGAGATTATTAGTGGCGACGTAACCGCATCCAACCGTGCCGATATATTTAAACGATTTCAAGAAACCCCTAACCCACGGATTCTGATTATTCAACCACAGGCAGCGGCTCATGGAGTTACTTTAACAGCGGCTGACACGGTTATTTGGTGGGGACCGACCCCAAGCCTAGAGATTTATGCCCAAGCGAATGCAAGGGCGCATAGAGCAGGACAGAGGCATCCAGTTACAGTAGTGAGATTACAAGGTTCAAATGCGGAGAAACACCTATATAAAATGCTTGACAACCGTATCAAAGACCATGTAAAGTTAGTTGAACTTTACAAAGATTTACTTAACTAAGATAAAGTTTGGTAGTATAGTAGTAACACCAATAGCGAGAATAACACCAAACCGTTATTGTTTTTAAACAGGAGAATGTGATGTCAGAAAACACGACAGGGGTAGAGATCCCCTTAGAAAAACTCACTCGTATTTATATCAAAATGCGGGAAAAGAAAGCCGAAGTTGCCCATGAAATGGAAGATAAAATCGACAAGATTGACTCTGACATGAAAGCCGTTAAATCGGCAATCCTTCAACATATGAAGGACATTGGGGCTGAAAGCTTAAAGACTAGCGCAGGGGTTGTTTATCGTACCGTAAGGACTACGTATGCAACATCTGACTGGGAATCTATGAACAAGTTTATTCTTGAACATAGTGTGCCGGAACTGTTGGAAAAACGGATTCATCAAACCAACATGAAAGCATTTTTAGAAGAAAATCCGGAATTAATTCCTGCCGGATTAAATGCCAACAGTGAATATTCAGTAACCGTAAGGAGAAACTAATGGTAGAAGAAGTGTTTGTCCCGATTGAAGATGTTGCAAAACATTTTTCTGTATCGGTGTCTACTGTCCGTGCATGGATTCGACAAAGTTTAATTCCTGCTTTGAAACTTGGCGGTGTATACCGTTTTAAGATTTCTGAAGTAGAACAAGCTTTAAAGAAACTAAACGGTGGAGACCTTGTAAGAGAAGAAGCTGATGGGAGTTTAACGGTCAAACAAAAAGACCAAGCCCAAATGGCTCTTAATTTTAACCCTAACGATGATATCTAAGGAGAATGTAAATGAGTGAAATGACTCTATTCAAAGACGGTTTACCTGCCTATTTAAAAGGTACAGCCGATGATGCAACTAATGCTTTAGCAGGTACAGGCGAAGGCGGTTTAGGCGCACGTCGTATTAGTATTAAAGGTGGTGTATTCCGTGAGTTTATTGGCGGTAAAGAGTACCGTGTATCGGAAGAGCGCTCCATGAGTGTGGTGATTATCAAAGCCGCACCAAAAGTTTCACGTGTGTTTTATGCCGGAACCTATGTAGAAGGCGAAACCGTGTCCCCAACTTGCTGGTCAGCCGACAGCCAACGCCCTGATGAAAAGGTCAAAGAAAAGCAATCAGCCACCTGCTTAACTTGCCCTCAAAACATCAAAGGTAGCGGTCAAGGTGATAGCCGTGCTTGTCGTTATCAACAACGTTTAGCAGTAGTATTAGATGGCGAAGTTGATAAAGAAGAAGTTTACCAACTTGTATTACCACCTACTTCAGTATTTGGTGATGGAGAAAAAGGTAGACTTCCTCTACAAGCATATGCCCGTCATCTGAAAAATCACGGTACACCCATAACGGGGGTGATTACTGAGATGCGGTTTGACACAGCAAGTCCTACACCTAAGTTAATCTTTAAACCTGTACGTCCTGTAACAGAAAAAGAGTTTGATACTGTACAACGTTTAAAAGATTCTGCTGAAGCTATTGCAGCAATTACTATGACCGTAGCACAGACTGATGGTGTTAAAGATAAGCCAAAAGCTGTTGCAAGTAAACCTGTTGAAAAAGCAGAAGCTGAAGTTGAAGAACCAAAGAAAGCCGCACCCAAGAAGGCAGCCGTTACTGCCGAACCTAAACTAGAAGATTTAGTTGGCGAATGGGATGATGCTTAAATAAACGGTTTGGGGGGAAAGTGCATTAGTTACTAAACATGCTTCACATACATGTCGCACGAGTACCCCACCTAACAAGGGTGGCTAATGAACAATTTAGAATTTTTACGGCAAGTCCTTGGAGACGAGGGATACTACTGCATAGTTGGTTTAAAAAAGGATTCGGATAAACCTGTCCAAAAGTTTTACAAGACTTTAGATCAAGCAGTAACTGTTGCCGACAATTTAAAAAACGAGGGCTATGATGCGTATTATGCTTTAGCCACGTTTGAAGATGGTAAGTCTAGGAAGACCGCAAACGTTAAACAACTTAGGTCGTTATATATTGACTTAGATTGCGGCCCGGACAAGCCTTATCAAACACAGACAGAAGCTCTCGTAGCGTTAAAGTCTTTCTGTAAAGTAACGAAGTTACCTAAACCAACACTTGTTAATTCAGGTGGTGGGATACACGCATACTGGACTTTAAAAGAACCCGTTTCACGTGAAACGTGGATGCCCTTGG